GTGAAGGGAACTTTTTCCAAGTCGGGGGCCTTCAAATAAAAAGGGGGTAAAAACTAAGCGATTTTGACGAAAGGAGGTAGTTTTTGGCTAAACCAATTACAGCAAAGTCGATTAAGTCAAAAGTGGTCAAGCAGATGAAAGACTTGGGCACTTATCGTAAAGAGTTTGAAATGATTATTGACATCTTTGCAGGTATGCTATATCAGTATCAGAAACTTGCTCAAGATTATGCTGACATGGGTTATCCAGTAACAGACACCTACGTCAATAAGGCTGGTGCAGAGAATGAGCGCAAAGTTCCAATCTTGACAGCGATGGAAATTTTGAGGAAAGACATCCTCAGCTACTCTAATCAGCTGATGATGAATCCGAAGTCTCTCGGTGAGGTAGTAGAACAAGAAGGTGATTCAGTTCTTACTGAGGTCCTGAAGTTCAAGAACGAAATCAAAAAGAAGCGAGTGACTGGCAATGGGTAATCTTGATAAAGCGAAAGAGTATGCTCAGCATGTCATATCTCACAGAGAGGAACATTGCGAGGAAAACATTCTTACTGCTGAAAGGTTCATTCGTGATCTTGACAATCCAGCGTTTGAAATGGATGAGGATATCGTTGATTTTGTTGTTCACTTCATCGAAAACACGATAGTCCATCAGCAGGGCGATGATATGTTTGCGGTGTCTATCCGTAACAAGCCATTACTTTTGCAACCGTGGCAACATTTTGTAGTTGTGAACCTGTTTGGATTTTACTACAAGGGTACAAATGAGCGCAGGTTCAAAGAAGCGCTTATCATGCTTGCTCGGAAGAATGGGAAGACCTCATTTACTGCTGCAATCGCACTTGCTTATCAGATATTAGACACGGATAGCGGTTCAAAATGCTACATCGTGGCCAACTCGGTCAAGCAAGCTATGGAAGCCTTTGGATTCTTAAAATTCAATGTAGAGCGATGGAATGACAAGAACATTCGTATCAAGGATAACAACCAGGAACACTCAATCACTGCTAATTTTGGTATTGAGGGTTCTTTCTTTATCCAGGCACTGGCCAACGATGAAAGTCGTTTGGACTCATTGAACGGTAACGTAATTATCCTAGACGAAGCTCACACGATGAGAAACAGCAAGAAGTACGGTCTTATGAAGAAAACAATGTCAGCATACCGAAACAGTATGCTTTTTGTTATCTCTACGGCTGGTGATATTCCTACTGGTTTCCTTGCTAACCGTCTGAAATATTGTCAAAAGGTCCTTAAGCAATTGGTCAAGGATGATTCCTTGTTTATGTTTATCTGCAAAGCTGACCAGACGACTGATGGAGACGTGGGCGATTACCTGGACGAGAACGTTCTAAAAAAAGCTAACCCTTCGTGGGGTGTGACGGTATCGCTCAAGGCTCTGAGAGAAGAAGCTGAGCAGGCTATGAATGATCCACAGACTAGGAATGAGTTCTTCAACAAGACTTTGAATGTCTTTACAAACTCAATGAACGCTTATTTCAATCCTGATGAGTTCATTGCTTCAGATAGTCGCTATGATTGGACCTTAGAGGAGCTGGCACGTTTACCAATCCAATGGTACGGTGGTGCTGACTTGTCAAGATTGCACGATTTAACCGCTGCTGCTCTCTATGGTGTCTATCATGATGGTGAAAAAGATATTGATATCTGTATCACACACGCTTTCTTCCCTCGTGTCAACGCTCAGAAAAAGGCCAACGATGACGGGATTCCACTTTTTGGGTGGCAGTCTGATGGTTGGTTGACGATGAGCAACACTCCGACCGTTCTCTATGATGATATCGTTAAATGGTTCATCAAGATGAGAGAGAAAGGGTTCAAGATTGCTGCTGTCGGAATGGATAGAAAGTTTGGCCGTGAGTTCTTTACCAAGATGAAAAAGGCTAAGTTCAAGATGATTGACCAACCCCAGCTATTCTACTTGAAATCAGAGGGATTCAGACGGATTGAGTTCAAAGTTAAGAACAAAGAGTTTTACTATCTTCATTCTGACGCTTACGAATACTGTGTGAGCAACGTTAGAGCAATTGAAAAGGTGGATGACGCTGTGCAATATGAGAAATTAGACGGTGACGGTGGTACTGCAAGAATTGACTTGTTCGATGCCAGCGTTTTTGCTTGTATTCAGGCTCTTGCTAACCTTGGCAAGAATCAGAATGTCATGAGCTTCTTTGATTAGGTGATTTATGAATGAAATAGTTTTATCAGAACATGACATCAACGTGTTAATCAACACAGGAAGAGTAAAAGCAACTTTAAATGGCAAAGAAGTCACTATTAGGCAATCCTATATAAAAGACTTTATGGGTGAGCTTGTGAATTGGGATAAGCAGATAGTTGATGTCAGCCAGAATATCGTAAGAAACAAGCACTTTGATTCACTCTTTCAAAGCGCAACAGACTAGAAAGGAGGTGAGAAAAGATGGGGCTTTTAGATAGGTTTTTGAAACGTGGTAAGAGTCGAGGTGGAACGAATGTTATCACTCATTCAGATTTTGGTCTTTATATCGAAGGTGATAGCTATGTGCCTTTGGCCCGCAATCCTGATGTGATTGCTGCGGTCAACAAGATTGCTGACATGGTATCTAACATGACCATTCATTTGATGGAGAATACCGATAAAGGCGATATCCGAATAAAAGACGGGCTAGCTCGCAAGATTGATGTAAACCCATGCGAAAACATGACTCGCAAAACTTGGATTTTCAAGATTGTGCGTGACTTACTGTTGTTCGGAGATGGGAACTCTGTTCTTCATGTTGAGTATGATCTTGCGAATGATTATATTTCGAACCTGAGACCATTCCCAATGAGCGAAGTTTCTTTTAGAAGTGATGAGTTCGGCTATATTATGAATTATCGTGGTGTTGACTACAACCCAAACGAAATTGTGCACTTTGTAATCAATCCAGATCCAGATAATCCATTTGTAGGGACTGGATATAGGCTTGCTCTGAGGGATATTGTTAGGAATTTAAACCTTGCTACTCAAATCAAAAAAGGCTTTATGAATGGTAAGAACGTCCCTAGCCTGATTGTTAAGGTTGATTCTTCGAGTGTAGAGTTGGCAACACAAGAGGGGCGAGACAAGGTTGCTAAGAAATATCTTAGCACTAGTCAAGCTGGTGAACCGTGGATTGTTCCAGATGCTCTGTTGAGTGTAGAACAGGTCAAGCCACTCAGTCTGAAAGATATTGCTATCAATGAATCTGTTGAAATTGACAAGAAAACAGTTGCTGGACTTTTGGGAGTTCCAGCTTTTATTTTGGGAGTTGGTAGCTTTGATAAAGAAGAATACAACAACTTCGTCAATACAACGATCATGAGTATTGCTACGACAATCACTCAGACCTTAACTAGAGACTTACTCGTTTCAAACAATCGGTATTTCAAACTGAATGCTCGCTCGCTCTATTCGTACGACATTACAGAATTGTCATCAGTTGCTGAACAGATGACTAAAAGTATGGCAATGCGTCGAAATGAGTGGAGGGATTGGCTTGGGATGCCGCCTGATCCTGATATGGATGAGCTCCTTGCTCTTGAAAATTTCATTCCACAAGACAGGCTTGGGGACCAGAAGAAACTGAAAGGGGGTGAGGAAGAGAATGAACAAGCGGAATAGTTATCGTACCGCTCAATTCAAGACACGAGAAGAAGCTGACAGCGGTGATTTGATTTTGAGTGGGTACTTTATCAAGTTTGATGAAGTTACTGAATTATGGCCAGGCTACTTTGAGGTAATCAAACGTGAGGGTGTTGAAAAAGCCATCAAAGGAGCTGACATCAGGGCATTATTTAACCATGATGATAGTTTAGTGCTTGGTCGTACTGGTAACGGGACGGTCATTTTAAGAGTTGATGAAATCGGACTTTACGGGGATATCATCATCAACAAGGATGATCCGCAAGCTGTTGGAGCCTATGCTCGTGTTCGACGTGGAGATGTAATTGGTTGTAGCTTTGGATTTATCCCAATCAAAATCAATACGGAAGAGCAAGCAGATGGTTTGTACCTGGACACTATCCTAGAATTAGAAATCTTTGAAGTGAGTCCATGTACTTTCCCAGCCTATCCGCAAACGGAAATTGCCGCACGCCAAAAAGACTTTGAAAGTCAACAGCGTGCAAATCGTGAAGCGCTGGACAAGCGCAAGAAAGAAATTAAGGAGAAATTTAATCTATGAACAAATCAAAGATTTTAAGTGCTCGTGCTAATCTTAAAGCAAACAAAGTAGCTGAACTCGAAGAATCGATTGAAGAATTGAACAAGCGCTCTGAACTTGAAGCGAAGAAATTGGAACAAGCTGGAACTGACGAAGAAGTTTCAGATGTCGAAAAGAACCTGGAAGACATCCAAAAAGAATTGGATGATAAATTGGCAGAAAAAGAACAACTTGAAAAAGAAATTGAAGATTTGCAAAATCAAGTTGAAGAATTTAATCGCAAAGCACCGACTTATCCAAGTCAAGAAAAACGTGGAGGACAAAAATTGGAACAACGTGACGCAATTGCTAAATACATTCGTACTGGTCAAACTCGTGACATCGTAGGTTTGAAAACTACTGATTCAGGAAGCGCAGCTCTGATCCCAACTGAAGTGCTAAAACCTCACTTCGTCAACAAAACACGTAATCCACTCTTGGATCTTGTGGAACGTGTGAAAGTTAACAGTGGATCTGGTAAATATCCAGTTATCAAAAAAACGGATGGTGTAATGGTTTCAACAGAGGAATTGAAATCAAATCCAGAACTTGCAAAACCAGCAATCAGCGAGATTGATTATTCAATCAAGACTTACCGTGGATATGTCCCTGTGTCACAAGAAATGATTGACGACGCAGACTATGACATCATGTCCATTGTTGAAGACGAAGTGTTTAATCAAGGTGAAAACACTGAATTATCATTAGTTGCAGCTGTCCTCAAAAAAGCTACCCAAGCAGATGCGGCTGGATTTGATGGTATTAAAGACATCTACAATAAGAAGCTTAAATCAATTTATAAAGCAAGCATCGTTGTAACTAAGTCAATGTTTGCCGCACTTGACAAGGTGAAGGACAAAGATGGGCGCTACATGCTTCAAACCGATGTAGCTTCACCTACTGGCTATTCATTTGGTGGGAAAACAATCTACAAAGTAGATGACACAGTGTTTGGAGATGAAGGAGATATGAAATTCTTCATCGGTGATGTCACTGAGTTCGTCAAAGAGTTTGATCGTTCTCAAGTATCCGTTAAATGGGTGAACAATGACATTTACGGACAATTGCTTGGGCTTTTCATCCGTTTGGATGTGAAGAAAGTAGATGAAGAAGCTGGATTCTTCGGAACATACACTGATGTTGTAGCTTAAGGAGGTAGCGTATGAGCTATAAAGTAATCCGTCCTTTCAAGGACTTGGCTGATCCTGAAAAACATGACTATGCTGTTGGCGATATCTTTCCTCGTGAGGGATATGAGCCCACAGATAGCTTTACCAACGGTCTTTTGACTGGTGCCAACACTGCTGGCTCTATCTTCCTTGAGGTTTTGGGAGATGATGAACCTAAGAAACCAGCTCCTGAAACAAAAGAAGTTAAGGAAGAGCCCGCAGTTGAGCAGGAAGAAACAGTTGATGAAACTGCTGAAGAGCCTGCTAAGGAAGTTGAGGAGTAAACATGGACGAAGGTCAGCTTTTGGAATTGCTGAAGCTTAAGCTGGGTATTTCAACCCACTTGAGAGACAAGCCGTTAGAAAAAATCATTTCAAGTGTCATCACTGAATTGACCGATAACCTCGGTATCGAGCTTGTCGGTGAGCGTGCTGACCATGAAATGTTTATTGTTGACTATGCTGCCTATCGCTATGAGGGTGGGGTGGATATGCCACGTCACCTTCAATGGCGACTGCATAATTTACAGATAGCATCAAAGAAAGAGGTCAAGAATGTGGAATCATGAAATAACACTGATTTCTAAGGAAGTCACAGGTAAGGATAAACTACTACAACCAATCTCTGAAGATGTTGAAGTTACTCTCCTATGTCGCAAAAAGAGGGTCACTCGCTCTGAATTTTATCAAGCAAACCAGGCAGGTCTAAAACCGAGTTTGGTTGTTGAGATTCGAAATTTTGAGTATGAGAATCAGGAGTTTGCGAAATTTGAAGGCAGGCAATATCGTATCTTGAAAACCTATCCTATCGATTCTGAAATTTTAGAGTTGACTTTGTCAGAGGTGTTGAAATGAGCTTAACAAGTGATTTAGCGAATGAAATTGCAAAGGCAATGGCAGAGTACTCTGCTGAGGTAGAAGATAAGATTGACCTGATTGCAGAGGACGTTGTAAACGAAGCCGTTACGGAATTAAAAGTGACTAGTCCAAAACGTCATGGAAAGTATGCTAGAAATTGGCGCTTCAAGAAAAATGCTAAGGGGTCATACGTCATTTACAACGCAGCTCCAACCTATCGTTTAACTCACTTACTAGAAAATGGGCATGTTTTGAGAAATGGCGGTCGTAGTCGGGCATTTCCACATATTAAACCTGTTGAGGAGAAAGTTAAAGAAAACTTTGAGAAGCGTATCAAGGAGATTGGGAAATGAAGCTATCAGACTTTGCTGCTATTTTGGAACAGGCAAACTTGCCTGTCACTTATCGAGCGTTTAAAACTGGGAACGCTCCTGACCTACCTTACCTGGTCTATTATGAATCGAGTCCAGCCATCAATGCAGCTGATAACACGGTTAATCATCAGATTAAGAGCGTGACAGTAGAGCTGGCTTTTGAGAATAAGGATGAAGATTTGGAAGAACGTCTGGAAGAGCTGTGGACAACCCACGAGCTCTTTTTCGATGTTCAAGAAGAAACATTTATCGAGACTGAAAGACTCTATGTCAAGTCTTATACGGTCTATCTATACTAAGGAGGAATGATATGACTCAAGAAAATAAAGTAACCTATGGTTTAAAAAATGTTCACGTTGCGCCAATTAAATCAATTGGTGCAGATGGAGTGATTGCTTACGATGAAATTTTCCGCTTTCCTGGAGCAATGGAATTGACATTGGATCCAAAGGGTGAATCAACACCAATCAAAGCAGACGATATCGATTATCACTTCATGAACTCAAACGAAGGGTATGATGGGAAATTCAAAATCTCTCACATTATTGAAATGTTTGCGACTAAGATTTTGGGTGAAATCAAAGATGCTCAGACGGGTGTTTTGACTGAAAAAGCTGATGCAGAATTCACATCATTTGCCTTGATGTTCGAATTTTCAGGGGACAAGAATAAAACACGTCATGTCCTTTACTACTGTTCAGCGAGCCGTCCAGGCAATGGCTCAAAAACCAAAAATGGTACAAACGTCAACGAGCGTGAACTTGGCTTTAAAGCAAGTCCTCGTCCTCTGGATTCAGTTGTTAAACGTTCTATCACATCAGCTGATAATAAAGAAATTTATGACAACTGGTTCAAGAAAGTGTATGAACCTACTGTAGTGGCTTAAGGAGAAAATCTATGCGTAAAATCGTTTTGGTTGGTGATCAGGAGTATGAACTAGGGACAAATGGCTATACTCCTATCGCCTACAAGCAACAATTTGGGAAAGATTATTTTCAAGATTTGTTCTCAATGTTGAAAAATCAATCATTCATGAATGAATTGAACAAGCTGGAAGCTGAAAAAGAATTGACAGCGACTGACATTGACATTTCAATGCTAGAAGAGTTTGATATGACCTTTTTCAACCGCCTTTTTTGGACCTTTGCTAAATCTGCAAATCCTAACATCAAGCCTTATGAACAATTCTTCATGGAAATGGAAGTCTTTCCGATTCAGGAAGTTGGTCCTGTGTTGATGGAAATGCTGAATGCGAGCATGACGACAAAAAAGCACCAGATGAATCAGAATCAGCTAGCGAAGAAATCTTCACAGTAGAATCCTATCTGTCCTGCTGTAAAGAAACTGGTCTATCGATCGATGATCTAAAGCACATCTCAATCGGAATGGCTCTAGATTATCAGACGGATTATGTGAATTTACGGAGTGAGGATAAGGGTGGCGAACGGAAAGCCACGCAAGCTGATTTTGACAGTTTTTAAAGAAAAAATGAGTGCTGAGAGAGCGATTCTGAGACTAAGTTCGTTGGTCTGATTGCATTATCAGTGGTAGAAATTCTCTCAGCGCTTTTCTATTTTTTATGAAAGGAGGAAATATGGCAGGAAATATCAAAGGTATCAAAATTGAAATCGATGGCGACACGCAACCCTTACAAAAGGCGCTGAAAAATGTCAATAAAGCTGCTACTGATGCAAGCCAGGAGTTGAGACAGATTGACAAGGCCTTGAAGTTTGATACAGGAAACGTAACGCTCCTGACTCAGAAGCAAGAAGTCTTGCAAAAGCAAGTTTCGACGACCAAAGAGAAACTAGAAACCTTGAGACAAGCTCAGTCTCAGGTGGAGCAGCAATTCAAAAATGGTGATATCGGTGCTGA